AGGTGTAGGGAAGGTTCCCATTGTTCACTAACTGATTTTAAAAAATGATGTCCAACATTCTTTAAAATATCTTCATTAAATGAAGTAACAAAATTTATTTTTGTCATATAATATAATCTTTCTTTTCATCAATAAGACCATTCATCTGTAGCCATTTAGCATCATTACACCATTCAACAGCATACTTAGTATCTTGATCTCTCTTTGGACCCCATGCTTTAAACCAAGGTCCACCTGTTGTAAAGTGTACATTCTTTGCTTCTAGTTTAGTATCTGAATGTCCATCTAACCAATTCCAATCTTCAGGTATTCTACCTATGTCTGCTTCTTTATCTGGTAGCCATTCAAATCCATGTAACCATCTACCTGATTTAGTATTAACATCTTCAACTGTAAGAGATTTATTTAAATCATGTCCACAATTAAACATCATAAGACTTGACCAGTTCTTTCTACGATAGGGTTCTTGTGCTTTACCATCCATCTTTAAACCTTTTTTAGGTTCATACTTATGATGTACACACCACAAAGGATAATATTTATTGTCACATATTTCAAATAATTCAGATATATCTGTACGAACATACATATCACAATCCATAAATAATGCATATCCTTCATACATATTAAGAGCAGGTACTAAAAATCTAGTAAAAGAAAATTCAGTTGAGAAAGGTCTGCCATCTATTATATCATAAGGTTGGTCATGTAGTATTTCATGTTTTCTTGTGTACAATCCCATGCGTTCTACAACAGGTCTTTTAAGTGGTACAACTCGTATAGGGTCCATAGCAAGTCGTTCTATTGAAAATTTTAAAACTTCGTAAGCTGTCTCTTCTCTAGGATCATAGCCAACATAAACTGTATTTATTCTTTTCTTTTTTTTAGCCATAGTATCTCCAATAAATAAGAGAGGATGTAGTGAAACACCCTCTCTAGTATTTCATTACTGAATAGTAATGCTCTTTGGTTTTTGTTCATCAGGTATTTCATGGGTTAAAGTAACCACTAATACACCATCTTCTATTTTTGCTTCATCAACTTTTACATTTTCTGCTAGAGAAAAGCGTTTAGTAAAAGCTCTCCTTGCTATATTCTTATGAAGATATTCTTCATTAGAATGTCTTGTACTAGAGTCACCTCTAATAGTTAAGTATTGATCTTTAACTTCAAGATTTAATTCATCTTTTTTAAATCCTGCAACTGCTAGTTCTATTGTATATTTATCTTCACCTGCTTTAACAATATCATAAGGTGGATAATCATTACCACTTAACACATCATTGTTTTGCAAGGCTACCATATGATCCATCAACTGATCAAATCCTATAGCATATCTATTTATATTATGAAATAAACTCATCTTTTTCTCCTTTGTAAGCGAGTTATAGAACCCATGATTGGCATTCTATAGTGTAATTATGACACACTTTTCGATAAAAGTCAAGAACTTTTTTCTTATAAACCATATTTAATAAGTAAATAAACTTTATAATAATAGTCAAAACTTTTAGGATAATGTTTAGGATTTGGAAGTCCTACAATTTTAAACATTTCCTTCATTTCTTTCCATTCTTCTATCGTGTACTTCTTATACAATGTACTTGAGCATCCTCTATATTATATACCTCTTTAACTTCTTGTAGAACTCTTACTTTCTCTTGTATACATTCTTCTTCTGTATCATACTCACGTGTTTCTAATTTAGGATCACCATTAAAAGAAATAAGAATATATAGTAACCATACTGTTTTCATTATATATCCACCAATTCACATTAAGTACTTAAAAAAGGAAAGGAAGATTCTCCTTCATCTTTTTCTTTTTTGTTATCTTTATAGTTATATTTTTTTGCATCTTCAAGTGGACTTTGTAATATCAAACTTAAAAAATAAC